TCGCGCTTCGCTGACTTGACCTGTCTTTCAAGGTATCGCTGCTGCTGCTGCTGTTGGTAGTTTTCCGCAACGTCCGGCTGCGGCTTGTCGTGCTGCTTGCTCAATCCCGGTATAAACGGGTCAGGCGGTGAGTGGTGACAGTTAATCCCAAATAGTCCGTCAGGCTTTCCGTAAGTCGTGCTGCTCATGGGGATATATGCTATGCGGTTGCCGCTCCTGTCCTCGGTTGTACCGCTTGCATTGCTTCGGCTAAGTACCTTGCCTTGATATGGTGCGCATCCCGGCCTTGCAGAGGCATTCACAGGGACGATCACAAGGTCAAGTCCGCTTTCGTCGCATTGCTGGAATACCGCTTCACGGGCGACATTCCCGGATGTCGTGCGGATGTCCATGTTGACATACGCTTCTGGTGTCCACGATCTCCCTGTCTTGTCTACAAAGCCAATGATCCCATCCTGCGCCATCTGCTTGACGGCGCTCCGTACCGCCGCTTGTCGGCTCGTTATCCCGGTGATAACCTCTCCTGTTGATGTATTCAACACCCCTTGCGCGATATCCTTCAATACGTCCTGACCGGACACCACGCTTGAAATGATCTTCCTTGCGACGTTCTGCGAGCTAGTAAGCATGACCGTGTTTACAAGGTTGGTCTGAATGGTTGCTTGCTTTGAGTAAAAGTTCAAGGTCTCGCGCATTGCCCTTGACAGTCCTACAGGTCTTTCGGTTGCAAGGCCGCGCTTCACTGCCTCCAGCAACGCCTTGTCGTTCTTTGCCAGAGCGTCCAGCATCGCGTTTTCCAGCGCTATGCTCGTCATGCCGGAGGTATCGCCTATCATCTGCGCGATGATTGCGGCGTTCTCGCGGGTCAGTTGGCCGAGTTCGGCGAGTTTCATTGCTTCCCATTCAAAGGTCGGCGTATTGCCCAACGCGTTCACATTGAAATGCCGGGCAATGTTCTGCAAAAGAACCTCTGTGCAATCAGCGTACACCTTCGTAATGGGTGCGGAGTAGTCCTTAAGCATTCTCGCCACCATCGATAAGAGCGTTTACATCGGGAAGTTCGACCATTTTTTCAGATGCTATTTGCTCCATCTTTTTCCTAGCTGTTGCTTCGTCGCAATGATCTATCTGCATTATAGCATCCAGTTTAGACCGTAGGCTGTTTCCAACAAGCTCAATGTTTCGTTTTATGATCGTTCCGGTGTCCTCGAATATAGCATCATCGAACTCCACGGACACATCAACGTCTGGACTTCCGCCGTTCAGCAGGGATAACGCCTGTACCATTCCGACTAAGGCACGTTCCAACGGCTTTTCGTGACGCTTGATGCTCTGGTACAGATCGTCGTCCTCGCTGATGATCTCCGTGGCGGTTTTTGCTGGACTCATTGAGCTGTCGAATTTATACCTCCCGACACCGAGGCCGCAGCGCTTCGACAGCAAATCGATCATACGCTGCAAACCTTTTTCATGCTCCTCGGCGCGGAGCGTCATGTCTACTGCCGTCAGCTTATCCTTAGCATCGTCCGGCACTTGGTAAACGTTGTAAATCAGGTCATTGGGGTCGAATACCTGCTTGTATTTCCCATCGTCATTCAGGAACATCTGCGCAAAGCCCATCGGCACCATTAGGCGCTTTTTGCCAAGCTGGAACTCATTCACATAGCTGTCATAAATCAAGTCACAGGCTTTCAGCTGGTCGATTGCGCCGCCGTATACGCTCATCCCCATTGGGCTTTCCGGGTCTGCGCTGTTGACGGTGTTCGGGCGTATGATCTGGAACATAGGGATGTCGAAAGGCCCGCTTTCCGGCTCCGTGTCGCCCTGCGGCGGCAGTTCTTCCCCGGTATCCTTGATCCACGCGTTCCTGATCCAGTATTTCCCTTCGCGCTTTTCGTGGATTTGGATGTAGTATCCCTTTTGTTTCTTGTCAAATACTCGCGCAGACGCAAACGCACATTCCGTGATGTTATCGCTGTCCCAATTCAGCGGGTAAATCTGGTCGCCGCGTATGTAGTCGATGATTATGTTTTCATCCGCATCCTTGAACTCAACAAATGCCCCTGTGCCAAGCCCCATTGTCCATTCGATCAGGCGGTTTGCGCGTTCATAGAAGCGGTTATCCTGCAAAATATCCGGCAATGCAGTAAATGACTTTGCGTTGATCTGCGTCCGCTCATTCAGGAGCAGCGTGGCGAAATCTTCGCATACAGTCTTTGCCATGCCGAGAGAATAGCGCTTTAGGGTTCTTTGTATATTATTGGCCGAAATCTTGTAATCGTGGAACTCTTTACAATAGCCAACGAACCACTCTTTATAAGTGGCTATCTTTGACCGATATTCCTTGTCAATCGTATTGTACTTTTTTTTGTCCAGGTATTGCGCTACTGCGTCAAGATTTGTCGCCATCAGGCAATCCCTCCAGCATAGGTCATGGCCTCCATGAATGGTTCATATGAATATTCCATAGCGTCAAGGCTGTCTATGTTTGTTGTCCCATCGTCCAGCCGCACATCTTCAAGTTTCTTATCGTCCCACACGGCGGAGGCCAGCGCGTCCCTTGTGTTCTTGCACTTCCTGTCGATATGATAGCGTCCTGCTGACATCATCATGCACAGAAAGCGTATTCTGCCGTTGATCTCGCTCTTTTTGGCCTTTGCTACCTCAATGGGTATTTTAGCACGAACCACAGCAGAACGCAAGCCTTGTATGAGCGTGGGCTCTGCGTTGTCGCAATATGCTATCCGCGTCCCGTATTTCTTCACACACATGCTTGCAAATTCCACAAACGCATCCTCAAGCTTCTTAGGCGTGACCTCGCCCTTGTAATACCATTCCGCAAGCGTAGCAAGCGATTTAAGCCCCTTCTCAAATCCGGTACACTCGAAAGCATGGCCTGACTTGTTCCCTCCGAAGTCCACACCGATTGTAGATGTTGCCAAAGGGTGTTCCTTTATCCATCCGTCAGCGTCGATCAGGAAAGGCTCTTGGTTGTCTGCAAATATGCGATAAATTACGCCCTCCGCGACGGCACGTTCTCCTAAAATATCACGGCGATACCAAACCGATTCAGGATCGTAGCGCCCGGCTATCTCTAACCTGCGTTCCTCGTTGATCGTTGCATTGTCGAATATATTGAAATGCTCGTAAACATAATTTGGATTGTTTTTGTATTTGTCTATATACCATTCGTAAATATTATGGCTTGGAGCGCATGGATTCAAATCCCACAACGTGTATGGTTGCTTTGCTGCCGTTTGCCGCCCCGATGCTACTTTGATAAAGCTGATCCGGCTGTCCGGGCTATCAAAATGCTCATTGATTTCAGTTGCTATCCATAACCCGTATGAGTTGCCCAGTATTTTTTTATAGCTGTCTGCCTTTGACCCTCCGGCGAATATAATTATCTTTTCGCCTGTCTGCGTCCGCACAAACAGCACTTCGTTTTCACGGTATTTGCCCCACTTACAACGCCCACGGAACAGATTTTCAAGGCCAAATCCATTGCATACGCCTATATTCAGCTTTGCGTTCCCCATTGTCGGCCCGGATGCAAGGTGAAACTTGTCTGGAGACAATTCAAGATACCTTGCTGCCAGTATGCAGTGATCTATCGTTTTCCCACTTCTGATCGCGCCCTCTGCTACGGCCATTCTCGCTTTCCCGGCGGCTTCGACGTAATCTTTGTGCTTTTGCGAAAACTCGCCATAAGGGATTGTTGCTGTTTTTGTCATTTCAGTAACTCCGCAAGCGGTGTAAGGTCTTCTATGTCTGTATCTCCGTTACTCGCCGTCGCGTCTCCCCTGCGCCATTTTTCAGGAGCCATGTTGCAAAGTACGAATATAAGCATGGTTGCGTCCCCTTGAGCGCAAGGTCGATGGCGGTATCTTCGAGCTTCCCGACAATAACCTCGCGCCCGCCTTTTATGGCCTCCGAAAACTCCGGGAATTTGTTTGACCAGTCATAGAATGTGGATTCAGAAATATGTAATTTGTCTGCTGCAATGGCTTTATCAGTAAGCCCGTCTCGCTTCCATTTGCGAAGCAGGATTAATCCATCAGGCTCTAGCCACTCCTTATACTTTGCCACACTATATACACCTCGTTAGTAGTCTATATGAGTAACTTATATTATAGACGTGGTTAATTATAAGATATACCCTGTCAATGGATTTGTCAAATTATATTAAAATAGATCGCCTTTCTGCCTTGCCTGAAACCCTCAAACAGTGAAATTTGTCAATATAAATGTGAAATATAGTGTTGACATTCTTTGAATATGTGCTATACTGTGTACATGGAACGATACTAAACGATTGAAAGGTGGTTATCACATGACAGACGCAGCGAAAAAGTATCTTGCTAAAGGAGCTCCGATTGAAATTAAACACGGTGAGTATGTTGGGCGGCTGATAGATGTACAGCCCTTGTCTGACGGGAAAGTAACTGGCATCTATCGATTCAAGGGCGGCGATTGTTGCCCGTCGGAAGCCCCATCGATCAAGTTGTGATACCCAGCCCCGCTCGCCGGGCAATAGGCGGGCAGAAAAGGATCCGTCATGAAAAACGTTGTTATCCTCGAACGCATAGGGCAGAGCTATTTGCAGACAAGGAGTTTTCGGAGGCGTGGGAATGAA